CCCGCATAATGCGGGGTTCAATGATATCTTTTTGAAGATATCGTCCATTTAGGCTCCGGAACTTTCGGCTTTTAACGGAAAGTCGAAGCTTATTCTAAATGGTTTGATGCGGGGTGCACTTGCCTCCTAGTCTCTAATGTTCTCTTCGGAGATACGTTAGTTAAAGGACTGGGTGCCTTCATTTGTGGGAGTAATCCCACTGTGTTGGACTGCCACATTGTTCCACTGGAATGAGTTAACAAAGATGGAGACATAGAATGATTCCAAGAGGAGCTGCAACTGCCGTCCCGATTTCGGGTACGGAGCGTCACTATAGGATCAACGCAGATTCAAGCCAAACCCAATTATATTTGGGCTCGGCTCTCTTCGATGAAACTATATCAGAATACCACGGTTGGGATATCCCAGGATATCACAAACGTCGGCGTTCTGGTGAGCTATTGCAGCCTACCCCGTTTGAGCAGTTTTCCGCAAAAGGTTCATGGACCGGGACGTATTTTCGATACAATCCCGCCCTGAACAACTATTGGAGAACTGACTCGAATTGGTCTCATCCTTCAACGCTTATCCCTTGGCGTTATGATATCGGCACCTTGCGTACTGAGGCGAGAAGTTATGACTTCTCCCCGCAGATCACACAAGCTGCTGCTAACATATACGCGTCAGGTCACGATACTTTAACCTTTCTTGCGGAGTTCAGGAAGGTCATCGCTATGTTTATACATGCGCATGGCAATCTTGTAAATCTCCTCTCGAAGCGACCATCGTTTCGCGGTGTTAAATCACTTAGCGACGCGATGAATCAGCACTGGTTAGAATATCGTTATGGCTGGAGAATACTCTATTTCGACATGGTCGATATAGCGAACGCTCTAGCTGACCTGGAGGATGTGCGTAGTCGATTCTCTGAGCGGGCTGGTAGTTCTACCAGTAAAACAACGATTACCGATGCTTCTTACTCTTCTGTCGACTTTTCCATGACTGTTAGAGTCATAGAGTCTAAGAAAGTGAGTCTCAGAGGTAGCGTTACCGCTGACATAACCCCCCCAAAATTCCGCTTCAATCCAGTCCTTACGGCCTGGGAGCTGATTCGTTTCAGCTTTATTATTGATTGGTTTATTGGGATTGGGTCATGGCTAGAATCGATGTCTTTACTTGCATTCTCTTCGGGCCAAGTTGCTGCGGGTGGTGTTAAAATCACCTGTCAGAAAAATGGCACTCTGCTTACTTCAGCGGCGGGCGCCGGACAATCCGGTACCTTCCTCTATAATATGCAGAATATCGCGGAGTATACAGTAAGGCTTCCATCTTCAGTTCCTTCCCTTCCGTCTGTAAACGTCCGTTTGGACGTCCCGAAGTTCATTGATCTTTGGGCGTTGTTTATTTCCCTGTTAACAGGGAAGAAACCAACGTTACGATAACTTAGGAGAACTAATGTGGCAGCAATGTCCACGGTACTCACAGAGTTCAACAAGTCGTTGAACAATGCGCAATGGTACACCTCTACACACACGGCGCTTAAGCCACGCCTTGTGATGGAGAAGCGTAAGGTGCCCTCTGGTAATCAAACCGTTCTTGAAGATACCATCACGGTACTTCATGCTACGGCTGATGCCGCTGGAGTCAACCTTCCTCAACGGGTGAGTTTGTCAGTTACGGTTCGCCGTCCGGTGGACGGGGCCGCGGCTGACATGACGGCAGCGCTCGCTATCTTCCGCGATATTATCGCGGGAGACGAGTTCGCGCTGACCACCACCTCGCAAAAGTTCCTGAAGTA